GATGAATCCTTTGGTAGTCGTCACATAGCTTCTATCAGATCCGCTTTCTAACGCCAACGCGATAAAATCGTCTGCCTTGTCCAACTTCCCTTGAATGTAAAAAAGCATCGCCATGTTTGCGTATGCGGTAGAAGGGTTACGATCCTGTTTCTTGTAAAGCTTGATCGCCTTGTTTAAACACCATTCAATCTTTCCCCAATTATCCGGCTTGTCACTATGAGATTGACTAAAAGCAAGCCAAAGCTCTGGCTCTTCAGGATAAAGTTTGGTGGCCCTAGCAAAAAGATTAAAAGCGAGTCCTTTCCGTTGCTCCTTCATCAAGATATTACCCATCTCGAACAACGCCATGTAGTCGTCCGGGTCTTCATCCAGCATTTCCAGAACGATCTTGGTAGCTTCGGCATTACGACCGTCTTTTACCAAAGCCATTACACGTTGGATTTCTTCTCTTCTTGGATCTAGTTTTTTCAAAATTTTATCCTGTTGGGGTTCATCTTCTGATTTTCAGGTAGCTGCAGTCTATGCTTTACGACTTCTACCCATTCTTTGCTATAAATTCGTGTCCCGCTTTCTTGCGCCCATTGCAGGCAGATACTATTGGGGATGGTACCTATAAACCACATATCCTTTTTCTTATCTAACAGTTTTGCTTTTTCAGCGTTGTACTCAAAAATATCCTCCACATCTTGAATAGATTCGAGAACAGCAGTTCCGTCTATATCAACATGAAGAAACTGCTGTGTGTTCGACCAAGGGTCATAGTCAAAAGGTAACTTTTTCATCAGTACACCTTAGTACTCATTCCCACCTTGCATACGCCCCCTTCTTTCGTTTGCGTTGCTTTGCCTTTTTGCGTTTTCGGGACTTTGACATTGAGTAGTTCTGGTTTGAATACTTTGCCATTTAAATGCCTCTCAGTATAAATTTCGCCAGTGGTCTTTCCCTTCTTGTTTCCAGTTTTGCCAAAAACAGCCATTGTTTACCTCTCAAAAGGCATTGTGAGAATTTCTTCGCTACCACAGGGGAGTGATGCAAACTTCAGGTGAAGAATAACTCGGAAACTCTCACGCTGCCTAACCTAATTAAACAGGTCCAGTGAATGACGCATCAGCAATCTTTGCAGATGCTTTCGGGTTACGACATTCAAGCGTCAACTCGCACACCATCATTGCCCTATCAGAGTCGCCAGTTTTCGCTAATGGGATTACTTGAATAGGATCAAGCTCGGCAATTGACCAATAGTCATAGTCAAGGAACAACAGGGACGATGCCCTCATGAACCTATTAGGAACGATCACGTACTCGCCAAAGTTCGATACATACAAGTCCGCACCACCGATAATTGCAGCCTCTTCTCCTTTTGGCACTTCACGGTACCGAGTAGCAATACCCGTCATTTGAGACATAGCTTGCTTGCCCAGTCTTCCACCCATAAGTACATTGGCATCAGAACCATTGTCCCAAAGGTTTCCGATAACCGTCTGGACAAACGGCTCAAGAGCTGTCGGGCCAATAGCAGTAGGCGTACCATCAATGATAGTAACCCCATTCCCTGGTGTGGTCTCAGTACCACCAGTCCAGAGATGGATAGACCCATTAGCTTTCGTCAACCATGTCTCAGCACCACCAAGATAACGAGCTGATGCAAGAGCACCGGCAGACTTGCCATGGGAACCAGTAAGCGCAACTTCAATATTACGCTTCAGTTCTTTACCGCGTTTTGTCAACTGGTAAGCATATTCATCACGCCGACCTGCAGAAAGAACTGTTCGCTGAGTACGGGATACGCTAACAACCTTACGGAAGATCTGACAGTTGTTAGTCAGTCTCTCGGTAGGAGTAGCTGTGTGCGCTGTTGCATCGTCACCTTCAAGGAAACCCATATTAGTAGCAGCATCCAAGCCGTCTGTTTGCCACTCATGTAATACACCCGTTGCTTTAACACGCGGGATCGCGCTGGCAAAAGGCGTTTCTGTAGGATCGATGTTATAGATCGCGTCGGTAAGATCTTCTCTATTGCCTATGGCAGAGAAGGTTGAAAAAGTGTTAGTTGGCAGTGCCATTTTACTAACCTCGCTAAGTTAAAAAAAATTACCTCCAATCGTTTTCTCTTAGCAGTCGATTAGCATCCGTAGGGGTAGCGTCGATGTATTGCTGTGAGTCGTATCCGAAAGTCGTAAAATCTACTTTATAGTACTCTACTACTTTCAATAACTGTTCCTTGTTAACTACTTTACTCCATGGGCTTGTACCGTATAAATGAGATGGCTCTTTAAAGCAGCCTAAAGGGTACCTCTCTCGAAGATCCTCCCAGTCGCTACTAAGCGTCTCGAATCGGCCAATATAATCCGCGCCAAGCACACCAGGAAAGGTATGCTGTGGCCGTAAATGTTTATCTACTGTAATGGGGTCGTCTTCCATAAAATTTAAACCAGTGCCTATCATTCTTTTACCCAGCCACTCCCATACAGATACAAATCTTTGGACCGGATCACGTACAAACGTGATCAAGTCATAATCTTTTCGATCAAGCCCTACCTCTACAGTATAGTCGGTCGGCTCAAATCCTAACGAAAACCTCCTAAATGAATTGCCTGTTGCTGGTATTGCCATGAACACTAACTTCCGATTGTCTGGTAGTTCATGCACATAATACCTGACATTGCTATCAGGCGGGGCTCTCACGAGCGCATCATTCTAGTAATAAGGTCTACTGTCTCATTAAAGTTCTTTTGGCCCTTTCTACCGGCCTTGCGTTGCCTTGCTTTAGCCGCATCCAATGTAGACTTTTTCTTGGCAGTCTTACTAGCCGGAGTACTGGGCTTAGCAGTTTTCACTTTTGGCAGCTTAACAACTTTCTTCATTGTTTTCTTTGCCGCCTGTTGTTCCTCTTCTCTAAGCATAGAATCTCTTGCCCATTTAAAAACCTGCCAATTGCCGAGCGTCGACAATACATCCTGTGGGAAGCCTTGCCCTAACATCCATTTTGTTAACCGATCCTGCTCACTGCTGTCCCACTTAGGAGAAGTTTTATAAGAAGCTCCGCTAAACGTAGATGCCAGTTGCTTAGATCCGTCATCCCAAACAGACTGCATATGCTCATGGAACTGTCCCTGGATCTTTTTTTGGGCTTCCTGGTAGTCCGCGTAAAACCTTTGTATCTTTTTCTCCCTGTCCTGGTAGTCCATTCTTTTTACGCCGTAGCCTTCAGGATCATTTTCTTTCAGACTATTCCAATCTATACTTTGATAGTCGTTCATGTACTCCTGTTGCATAGCGTACAAGGCTTGATCGAGGAACTGCATCCTATGCCCCATCTCTTCCAGCTTCGACTTCTGCGTTTCCTTAAACTCCTTTTTCTCCTGCGCCAACTCTTGCATACCTTTCTGTGCAGCACTGGTCATCTGAAAGCTATCCTTGAGTTCAGCGAGCGAAACCTGTGCCTCTTCACCATTTACTTTCGTTCGGACGCTAAGCTCACCTTCTTCTACAATAAGATCATCCTCATCGAGCCCAAGGGCTTGAGCTAATGCTGCGTGGTCGTATTCTTCCCCCACCTCTTCTTCATCAAGCTCTTGTTCCAACTCCCCCTCGGGCTCTTCCTGCTTCTCTTTGGGGCTACCCATCTCAACTGGTACCCCCTCCTCATCCACATCTTCCTCATCGTCCTCATCAACAAGAACATCCTTATCCTCAAGTCCATCACCCATAAATGGATCGACCGGCTTAGTTTTTTTAGCCAACTTTTGCCCATCATCTTCTCCTGTATTATTATCTGGTGGTGTCTCGTTTGATACTGATCGATTCATAATGCCGCTAATTGCATTAGCCGCCTGGTCGAGTGTCTTGAAACCGCCCTGTGGTATTTCAATCGACATGTTTTAATTCCTCTTCTGCTTTTTTACCTGCATCAATAATCATTCTAATCCTTTTTCTTAGCGCCTTAACCCCCCATACTTGGCGGTACAAACGCTCGCGTTCTTCCTCTTGATCACTTTTTGTTTGAATCCATAGCACAGACAAATCGCGCTCAAGCTCTTCAAATACTTCTTTAATAGGCTCAGACTCAAACCACTGTCGGGTTCGGATGCCTCTATCAGCAATAAATTTAAAGTTCTTACTCAATTCTATTTATCCTTCCATTTTCGTCATACCCTATCTTTTTAGCACCGATACTGATGATCCTATCATCATCATCATAAATCACTTCTTTTGGGTCATCAGAAACGCTAGATTTAGTAGAAATCTGTTGCTGAATCATCGCAAGCTGTTGCAGTAAAGCATTTGTCGCTTGGCTAAATTGAGCCTCTAGTCCACCTATCCGCTGATTTGCAACTTGACCATCCTCTTGTGCTTTTTTAATTGCAGGCTCTACAACTCTATTAGTTGCAAGCTCAACAGCTCTATTAACACCTTCATTAATTTGATTGGCCTCAAAATGCCTCTCTTCCTGCTTCATTCTTAATAGTTCAGTGGTGGCTTCAGCCATTGTCTTTGCCATTTCGACTTCAGCCTTAAACTCTTCCATTAACATCTTAACATCCTGATCTCTTCTAGCAGTTTCTACCCTCATCTGCTCGATAGCTAAAGCAGCATGCTGCTCCCTCCGCTTAGAATGTTCTTCCATCAATAATTTATACTCTTCCCTTTCTTTTCTACCACTTTCTACCTCAACCGTAATAGCTTTTTCCAAACGCTTTAACTCCATATCGCTAACTGTTTGAGCCTCCTTTAAAGCTATTTCTTTACTCTTTAGTTCGGCATCAATTTGATTCTTCTCCCTGGCTACTTGAGCCTTCATTTGTTCAGCTTGCGCAGTCATTTGGATTGCAGCTATCTGAGGATCGGGCTTGTTATCTTGTGGCATTTGAGCCTGTACTATCTGCTGAACTTGCGGATCTTGCAGCAGCATAGGGTTCATAAAGAACTTATCACCCCACTGACCCACATTCTCAGCAATCGCCTTTGCCGTCTGGTAAAGGTGGCTTGGCAGGACCGTCTTTCCCATCAGGTTAGCCTGAACCATCTTCTCTTGGACTGTAGCAATCTGCATCAAGCCGAATAGGTTCTGCTGCCGGTTGCCAGTCGCGGTACCAACATTAACCGTTAAGTTCGTTCGCTCGCGCCACTCTTGGGGGTTAACCTGTAAATATTCACCTTGTAATTTATACCGAAGAGGTTGATCGTAATTCTTCCGACACAACTCATGAATCCCACGAAACAGCCATTTAAAGCCAGTTTCGGCGAAGATCCTGGCAATTAGCTCCACTTTAGCCTGACCTGCTTCCATAGCTTGCAGCACTACGCCAGTATTCGCGCTGGCTAAAGTAGTAGGATCGAGCCCCATGGTCTCATCACCAACCCCTGTCCTGTCTTTACGTATGCCATCCATGTACTCTAAAACCTGCAGCCCATCCTTCCATACAGGAGGGGGTGCAAACGGCTGTACAGCGTCACCCACAGGCGCGGAATCATCAATATAGATAGGTGCTCCCGGCCTGGAAGTCAGTAGGGAGTCAGTATCAACCCTGGCATTAACCACCGGGCGGACATTATTGACTTGGTACATATTGTCCAAGACGTTGCGCATGGTCGCGGTGGAGATCTCCTGCAAGTCCTTGACCAGATCATCTATAGACTGCCCAAAAAACTTGTGCGTAAGGATATTAGGCGTCAGCGAGGCAAATGGACGACTGTCTACCTCTTCATAGGATATGTGATCCCCACCACGGTAAATTCGAACCAGCTCCGCGTAACCGTCACCGTCCATATCCAAATTCATATAGCACTCGATGTACCTGATCTTTCGTAGACTGTCATGCGGAGGTTCTGAAAATAGATATTCTTCCTCGTCTGTCAGATGGTACCTAGCTGTCCATTCCTGGCCCAGCTCATGCCATCGTTCATCGCCCCTACCAAGTTCCTCAACTTCCCTATCCGTAAACCCCATACCTTTGAGCTCAGTTTCAGTTTTCTCGGTATAGTGCCCACAGAATCTTGGTGGCTTGCCTTGGATATCCAGGGATCTGGCATCTGTTGATATAAGAAATTCTTCTGGCGGTATAACTTCTATTACTACCTGCTTTTTAGGAAGACGCCTAAATTTAACGTGGAAAAGAGGTTGCCCATCTATTGAAGGGGTATCACTAATCTCTTGCTCAACAGGCTCCACATCACCACTCTGAAGCAACTGATAGAGCGCCTGTTCTGTTAGCCCATCGTACTCTTCAAACCCACCCCCGGCTTCCTCGATCCAATATTTAATAATTCCATTTTTCTGGATTAAAGCATCTTTCAGCCAACTATAAAGCAGAAGGAAACCTTCATTCTGTCGCCAAAAAATATGATTAATTGCTTGAGTTTCCTGCTTGGCAATCTGCTCATCTTCCTGCCCAGCCGGTTCAAACTCTACCGCGGCGTCCGCTTGGGCAAAGAGCCTCATCAATTGGGGCAGCAGCCACTCAATCGTATCCCTGCTGGTCGTAATTACAACGCTGGACCGATCTGGATTGGTTTGGGCAAGCTTCCCTACAGGTTCACCAAGGTAGTAGTCCATAGATCTGGCACGAACATCTGCCAGTTCGCCACCTATCTCTCCAATTGACTGCTTGACTTCAACATCCACAATCGACCGGAGTTGATCATCATTTATTTTTTCGCGTTTCATATCACCGCTACCTTTGGTAGTTCCTGTCTCCCCCGTCTTCGTTTAGCCGGTGCATTAGCACCCGTTCTCAGTGCGTCCGATCCGTGGCAAGCCCAGTCGTGCGCTGGCTTAGGGGATAAAGTATTACTCTTCTCATCCCATTCATAATGGTAGTTGCTCAAACAGTCCAGTCCATGTGCGCAGTTAACCGCGTCAAACATCATCATTGCGATTACTGGTCTAGTCGCATTAATACCAGCCTCAAGAGAAGTTCGCGGCCTAACTGTAAAATGTAAACCTAGATCTGCGGCCTGCTCTACAATAGTCATGCCCCTGCCAACCTCCCCTTTAGCTGCATCGTGGGGAACTAAATGCTGGCTGTATATATAGCTTTTTTCCTGCAAAACCTTTGCATAATGATCCAAGCCGGCCAAATGACTCTCGTAGTAATCTATCGCATGGTACCCACCACCCTTTGGCCGCTGGATGAACCAAATCGAGCAAGGATCGCGGTACCCAAGATCCCACCAGGTTTCAACCGGGAGAGACGGGTCATATGGGACAGAAGTAATACGCCCCTCTTCTCGTGCTTGACGCATCTCTCTTGCATAAACAGCACCGAGAACAGCCGCTTCAAAACTGCACAGATATTCTTGTTCAAAAAGTGCAGTTCCAAGAATTTCGCCGTGCGTAACAAGGTAGTCTCTCTTGATTCGTTCGAGCTGTACTTCATCGAACATGCCAGTTTTATCGGGGGTCAATAAACCCGCATGCCATTCACTATCACCTACAGCCGCGTTGTACATCCTTTCCGCATGGTTGTGTCCACGGGAAGTCGTGATGAATAACGCCCACCCATTGTTCTCTTCAAGGATAGGCTTGATGTAAGCCCATGCGAGTGGATCTGCGAGCGCCCACTCCGAAAAGACAACCCCGACAGGCGGACTCCCGACGAGTGAGTTATAATTGTCAGACCCAACAACCTGCCACGACGAGCCAAAAGCCGTCTCGAGGTACATATCTTGGTTTCGAGTGGTCTTCCGTATCTCTTGCGGAAATGCGATATCAATTCTTTTCATCCCCCTGTGTGGGTCGATAGCATCCCAAATAGCTTTTCTTGCCTGGGCCGCTTCCGGCAACATATGCCAGTACGTTCCTTTCCTTAGTGTCATCGCCACTGACGCCCAGTGCAGACATACCTCATCTTTACCGGCGCGTCTGTGCCATACTTCCATTGCTCTCTTGCCGCCTTGCTCCAAATACGTCCAAACATCTGCTTGGTAATGCCTGGGCTTCCAGATCTTATCTGGCTGATCTGGATCATGCGGTAAAGCTAGTTCTCGCATTTGGTTACCAGTTCATGTAACGGAGAGTCTTCAGGCTCTATTCTGTAGATCATTTCTTCACTAGCCTCAATTCCTTTTTCCTCAATAGACTTTATGAAATCCCTTGCAACATCACCTAAAAAATCTCCATCGCCAATATGCATATGCGCTAAGTACAACGCCTTAACAAGTTCATCTACAGTAAGCTCTATCATAGTCCTTGTAAAACCATTCTATTAGCCATCTTCACAAATATCTCTGGCACACCAAGACGCTTGGCAGTTTCCTGGTAACTTTCTGTTTTTCGATATACCTCTTTAACAACAACTTTCGGCAGAGATTTAACCAGTGCTTTATCAAAAGGCAAATCCGTACCTCTTGGTCCGTAGTTGATCTCATGGCAAACCAACTGATGCTTAGACTCCTTGTACGTTTTTTCGCTAAATGGTCCACAAGACGGACACCTAAAATTACGAGTAGACGCATTGTAGGTATTTTTTGCAGTGAACTGCTGGCAATGCGGACACTGTATGTATACGACCATGCTCACTGCAATGCCTCTATATCCTGCGGTTTATTGTCAGGTTCCAGATTTTCAATCTTCCTCCATTCCGGCTCGATCACTTTTTCTTGCTGCATATCGCTGAACTTAACCACCCGGACAGAAATAGGTCTATCTTCGTCGCCAGAAATTTCCTGCTTGTCTTTCCAACCAAAACGGTTCTTCATATTGAAAACCCAAGCACTGGCATTGAAGCCCTTCACTTTACCGCTCGCTGCTTTAATGCCCAGCGTTTCCCACCACAATTGACTGTAGAGCAATCCTTCTGCAACTGCTTCTTGCAAAGCTGGGTGCTCTTTTTCCCATCTTCCAAAAGTCTTCCTGTTTATGCCAAGATGGGCAGCAATAACTTCCTTGCTATAGCCTCTTTTCAAAAAAGCAATAACTTGATCACATATCCCTGGATGATAGCGTGTGCCACCATTAGTTTTGATATTTTTGCTACCTGGTGGTCTTCCTCTTCGCTTTCCGTTTTTTGTCAACGCCGGAGATTTTCCCTTTGTTTTTGCTGGCATAAAAAACCCTCATAGCTTTCTTTGGTCCATACGTCTTGCGCATGGACCGCATAATCTTTTGACCTTTTTTCGTCATCGGCATTTTACCCACTCATCCTAAACCAGTATGTATTTGGAGTAAGGGTAACTGTATTACCGGCAGTTACCTCTTGATCGGCTGCAACAAGTTGTATAAACCCAATAGGCAAACCTGTACCAGCCCCAAGAGACATTACAAAAACTGCAAACTTAACTGTTGCTGTGGCACTTGCAGTCCAGACAATTGCATCACTTGCCCAAGTAAATTGGCTAGATGGAGCAGCAGACAGTGCCGACCAAGTATTATTTGCCAATTGTCGTGCAGCAGAACCCTCAATTCCGCTAGTTGTTCCAGTGATAGAAGCCCATGTTGATAGTTGTGTGTCAGTCGAAAGATTAGCACCAGAATGATGAAGCTCCGCCCAAAAATGGGCTGCTGTACTAAGATTAACTGCTCCTAGACCTACCTGCTCTTTAAATTTATTAAAGAAAATAAATGCTGTTGTTGTAGCTGCCATGTTGGATTACTCCCAGTTTTAACCATATGGGCGATTAGCCCATCGCCATAAATAGCCAGCTCAGCGTCACCAAAGCGCTTATTTTGTACTGACTCGTAAAATTGTGTAGCTTGATCTAATTGCCAATAAGCACAATCAAATTCTTTTCCGCTTATCTTGATAGTAGTACCATTCTGGCCATCAGCGTTTGGCTGCGAATAGGCGTGATGCTCTCCGTTGTAATTACAACTGTCAAACCCAAATATATGCATCCATTTATATCCTAGCACATGTAGCAAACTGATTGCCCTCAGAGTGATATAGCTACCCCCTTTTATGGCGAACCAACCGCCTGGGCCATAATAGCTGTCCAAATCTTTTTGCTCGTCGGCTACTACACCACAATGCCAGATAAAGACGTGCTTATGATCTTCAACAGCTTTAAAAACGCTTGGATCGCACTGACTAGCTATAAAATATCTAGTATCTCTTATTGGAATAACAAAAGATTTATTGCGTTTAGCTCCATCTAAAATAATATGCCCGTTAACCTTAATACCTTCTACCATCAAAGTTCTAGCAACATTTCCCAAAGCTACAACTTCTGCTCCGTCTTCTAACTGCAGGTTCCTAATCTTTGCAAAGTTGTCTAGTAAAGACGCACC